TGCTAATTGAGCTGCACCGATTACGCCTATAGCTATAGATAGGGGAATATTTGGTAATGCAGCAACTATAGCCTGCGCTGTATTAACTGCGATATTGAAAACCGCTAATCTTTTTTGCGATTCCGCTTCTTCTCGCTGTATTTTCTTGCGTCTTTTTTCGTATGTTTTTTCAATATCTTCCCTTGCTTCCGCACTATCTCCAGCGGATAAAACGCTTATTTCGTATTGATTTTCAAGAGCTTCGTATTCTCTCTGAAAATGAGCTTTGGAAGCGTTTGAAATTGTATTAAACATCTCTTGAAACGCTTCTGAGACTGCTAAGGCTGTGACTTTAGCGTCTGTTCCAAACCCTTCTATTTTACCCCTTAAAATATCAAATGTTTTGCCAAAACCGCTTTCACTTGAAAACTGTTCTACAAATCCTTCTAAATAACCCTTTATAGCTTCTGACTGTTCCTCTAACGCCTCAGTACTCTCTTTTGACTTACCTGTTAAAATGTCTATATCTATCTGAACCGCTTCAATTAGTCTTTCGTAATGTTGCCACTCCGAGGAATTGTCCGCAATTGTTTTTTGTTGCTCTTCTAGTGACCTCTTTAATTTTTCATAATATTCTAAAGTTCCAAATTTAGGATCAACTACTTTTTTTTGTGCATTAACTAAGCGTTCTAAACCTTCTTCTAGGTGTTTTATTTGTTCTGTTTTTTCTGCGTAAGCTTCTGTATTTGAAGAAGTTTTTGACCTAACTTCTCTTAACGCTGCTATCTCCCTATTGTACCAATATTCTGTCCCCTTTATACCCTTTATCTCTTCTTTTTTTGCTTTCGCTGCTTTTTCTGTTTTTTTAGTGTTTTCATCAACAACTGCATTCATTAAAGCAATTTCACGTCTTAATTGTTCATCGGTCTTTAATTTTGTATAGTCCAATGCGTTGGCTTCTGTTACGTTTTTGTTACGTTTTGTGAACAAATATATGAACTCTTTTTCAAGCTTATTTCTTTCAGTAATTGCATTATTTCTCAAATCTGAAAGTTTTGTATTTGCTAAAATAGTTGTATTTCGGCTTTTTTCAATTTCTTCAAGCGTTTTTTGCTCTTCTCTTAAAGACCCATTCGTGTCTAAAAAACGCATAAACGAACCATTCAAACTATCTACTTTCTCTTTTTGTTTTTCATAAGCTTGGTTTTGTCTTTCTAGTGTTTTATTATTTTTTTTAATCTCTTCGTCTATCTCTTTAACCCTTTCAGCTGTATTTGTTGAGGCGTACTTGTTAAAAGCCTCTACATATTCATTAGCAAAATCGTTAGAATCTCTATTTAAAGCCTTTATAATTCTAAGTAGTTCAGTTGCTTCATTTATAGCAGTTATGAAAAACTTAGACACAACGCCCTGACCGTCAGATATATTGTTAATCAAAGACACCCACTCATTACTTAATCTATTTTGTGCGCTTGTAATGGTTTCGATTCTATCCACATTTTCAATTCCATACGCTTTTTCTAAAGCTTTTGCAAATTTTGGCAATACTTCCGACGCTAACAATTCACCGTTTTTTAACATGTTAGCTAATCCTTTTTCATTTGTATTCATTGCCTTAGCCATAATACCAAACGCCCCAGGCAAAGCCTCACCAAGTTGCCCCCTTAACTCTTCCGCACTTATGACCCCTTTAGACATCATTTGATTTAACGCTAAAAACGCCCTTTTTTGAGCATCAACAGTTAGACCCATTTTTGCGCCTGCTTTAGTTACACTTGAAAAAATAGCCTGTATTTGGTTACTTGCTAATTTATCTTTTGCAGACACGTAAAACTGAGTAAACTGCTCTGTTAAAGTGTTAATATCAACACCGAATTTTTCAGCAGTTTCAGATAAAAAAATTTGCTGTTTTGCAAATTCAGCCTCCGAACCCGTAACCATTTTCAAAGCTTCGTTTAACCCTTGAAGTTCTTTAATTAACTTAAATGTATCTTTAGCTAAATTAGCTAAAATAGTAATCCCACCAACAAAACCAAAAGCAGCCATTAACCCCCTAACACTACTATATAACCCCCTTACGCCTACTATCGATCTTTCATTTGTTCTACTCCATCGACCTGTAGCATTGTCTGCGAGTATAATTCTAGCTCTTAACCTGTCAAATTCTGCTTGCGCTCTTTGTACTTCGTTATTATGTTGTCTCTGCGTTTGACCAGCTCTAACACCTCCAGCGATTAAGTCTTGCAATCTTCTTGCTGCTTCGGCTTCGGCTCTACTTAACTGCATATAAGCACTAGAAGCATCACGGACACGTCTTGCTTCTCTTTCTGTTGCCCTTGCTGCTCTATCCGCTGCGCTTGCTTGCTGTTCTCTGAGCCTGTTAGCACTCATTTGTGTTTGGTTATGGCTTCTTTGCAATCTCAACAACTTTTCAAGTGTCTGAGCTTGGTCTCTTTGAGCCTTGTCAAATGCTTGTGTTTGCGCTATCAAATCATTAATAGTTTGAGAACTTGCACCGCTAGCAAATGTTATATTTTGCTTATTAATGTCAATGATTTGATTGTGTATTTTTTTTAAGTCTTTTTCTAGCTTAGAAAGTTGTTGCTCAGCACTCTTAGCGACTAATAAATCAATTATGTTTGCCATATTCTTGTTTGTGTTGTTTTTGAAGTTCTATCCACTCTTTTAAAGTCAGTTCTTTTGCGTTTAGCTTGTAATTGATTTTTAAATCTCTTCCAATAATAAGTAATTGTTTTTCAATGCTTACAGATTCTTTATTATCTTCTTTTTGTAACTCAATTTTCAGTAATTCTATTTTAGTTTTGATTCCTTTAACTCTATTTTCAATCTTGGTTATTTGTTCGAAAACTTCTTTTTTTGGGTCTATTTTATAATCCCATTTTTCTAACTCCTTAATTAAAGCTTTAAAGCCTTGTATTTGTAATTCTTTAGGGTATTCTTTCAAGGATCTACACAACATCATAACACTATTATATTTGGTTGTTAACTTCATTATTTTGTGCATCTTAACGAATCTACTTACTATTTGTATTGATTCAGTCAATGTTATGTAGTCGTTGAAACACATAATCATTGTGTCGTGATTCTTTTTATTTTCCTTGTGTTTGTTGTTAAAATACCTTAAATCTTGCGTTTCAAAATATTTTATCCAATTGTATAAGGGGATTGTTTCGCATTTTTCGTAAAACTTTAAAGTTTTAAAGATTGTATTATTAATTTCCATAAATCGGGTTTAATTGTGTCTTGATTAAGCTTTTTTTGATTTATTTTATTGATACCAAAGATATTATTTCCGTATTTATCCATTAAATATCCAGACTTTTCATCTTTGGAATAAATACTAATTTGGTATTTGCTATTTTTTTTGATTTCAAAGCCTTTATAAAACGATCCTGTATCAAATAAAGTAACTCTATTTATCGGCTGTCCTTTTAGTAATTTAAAATTCTTAGTAACATTTGTATAAGGTGGTACTATTTTAGTACCGTCAGAAGTTTCCCCTTTTTTAAATAATTGGTCTTGTCTATTGTAGTCTAAAATCTCCTGCTTATTTGAATTAACTACTTTTTGCGTAAGGTCGGGAAGTCGTGATTTAGTCTCTCTAACCGACTTTATTAGGTCATAAACTGTTCCCATTTTAAAAATATTTGAAGTATAGAGGGGAATCGAACCCCTCAAAACAACCATTTATACTTATTATACGACTACTGTTGTAGCTATATTTGACTTAAACAAAGTACCGTCTGTATTGATAATATAAGCGTTGTTAACGCTATCAAACATTGATAAAGTTAAAGTTTCGCCTGTCGCTACTGCGGGAACAGTAGCAATATAATCACCAGCAACAACACCAGCGGTTAAAACTGATATTGCAGTCGGGAAGTCGTTAACCGTGTATAGAAAATCCGTATTTTCAAGACCCTCAATTGCTACTTTATGATTAACGGCATTTGTAAAAATGCTAAAATTTAAAGTAGTAGCTAGATTGCTCGGAGCTGTTAATTTTAACGTAGCATCGTTGTAGCCGTCTAAATCTTCTGAGGCATTATAATCTAAATTATCGGCAGTAATCCAAGACACTCTCTCATCAAATTCTAATCTATTGATTAATTGGAAAGTTACTGATTGAGAAGCGGCATCTGCTCCGTTGCTCATCATATATTTACCGTTTTCAAACATTCCAAGTGTAAAACCTTTGTAACCGCCCGCCTTTGTTTGCGTGAAAAACAAATCGCCTTTACTGTCATAAAAAACCACATCGTATTGTCTGTGACCGCTTAAAGATGTTAAAGCCTTATGAAAATAAAGACCGTTGTCGAATGTTGCTGTATATTCGTACGGGTTTTTTCCTGCAACCACTTTTTCTCCCGATCCCGTTCGTGTCACAACGTTATCATCTGCCGTGTTATCTGCCATTTCAACAACTCCTTGCAATACAATTGCTTTTCCCTTTTGCTGCAAAAGTTGAACACCTGCTAAAGTATCAATTTCGCCATCTTGAAACTCGTAGCCTCTTTGAATTAAAGCAAGAGTAGTTGTTCTCTTGATGTCTTGCTTACAACCATATAACCCAGAGCCTTTAGCTTCTCCCGCACCACAATTGATGCTATTTACTATATCTGTTAATACTGCCATTTTTTAAACGTATTTATTTTTAATTAAAAATTCTTTTACTTGTTCGTTTTCTGTTTTGAAAAGTTCCCCTTTTTTATAAACCTTTTTGTCGGTTGGAAAATCTCTTAACAAGGTTAACGAATAACCTTTTATTTCTTTGTTTTTTTTCATTATATACAATTTGTATTAAATGTTATACTGTCAAAATCTAAAACTAAAGCGTTCCAAATATCAATAGTTGCGTTGTCTTCACTATCATTTTGCGTATAGTTAGGCAACTTCTGAATAGAGTATTTATTTGACACTCTCGCAGCGCCTGACTTATCTAATTGATTGATTAACTTTTCAGCTATTGGATTCAAAATTTTTGCGTAATCAGTTGCATACCATGTCTTATTTAGCAAGTCAATTTGTTGTCTTTGAATAGAAATTATAATTCTTGCATTACTTCTGGTCACTTCTTTTCGTGTTGCATCGTAATCATCTGAACCATTAACCAAGAATACTAAAGGATAGGCTTTGTTTTTGGCAAGTGTAAGAAATTTGTTTAAATATTCCTCGTTGCCATACTCAAAAACTAAACTAAAAGTAAAACCATTTAAGGTTAAACTACCGATCTTGTTAATGTGATCCTGTAACTTTTCTTCAAATACTATCATAAATCGAACGAATTTAAAGTGTCTGTGTACGTTTTAAACTTAGTACTAACCCATTCAGGAAAAACACTTCCCTTGTCTTGTAAATACTGATACATAGACCTTTGTATGTTGTCTTTTTCATTACCAGAATAGTCAATGAAATTACCAACTACAACAGGATTGCATAACTTACCTAATTGATATTTTCTAACAAAAGTTTGATAAGCTATTGCAGTCTTATAATTAGGACTTACAACGTTTGAGTTTTCTGAACTTGGCTGGTTTATGCCTGTTTGGTGGAAAAATTGCGTGTTTTGATTTAAATAAATTGAAAATACTAAATTCGCAATTAAATTATTATCACCTGTCAAACCTTCCCATATCTTGCCGTCGTACTCTTCGCCTTGAATTAGATTTTTCCAACGGATATATAGGGGATTGTTTATATCCCCTATTGCCGTTTGCAGTTCATTGTAAAGCTCTAAACCTAACGCATTAATAAACAAATCTGTTTCAACCTCATTAATTAAATCTAACAACATTTGCTTATTATTAGGCGCTGTTAAATCAGTTGGCAAACCGGTTATAACATCACTTGCAAAAGGAATGTAAATTTGATTTTTAAAATATGATTCGTTTATAATGTTCATTATTTAGCCTTTTTTTTTATTTCTTTATCGTGATATTTTGCTACTTTTAAGTTCAAAAGATTTCTTGCAAGCATACCATCATACTTTGCTACATCTCCTTTTTTTTTGGTAGCATAATCAATTATAAACTCTACCTCTTTCAAAATTAAGTTGCTAAAGTTACTAATGCCGCAGCTATATCTGTTACTTTTCTGAACCCGCCTTTATCTGCATTTCTAATTAAAAAAGCTAGTCTTTTACGTGCTTTTAAAGTCATTGCGTCCTCTACATATTGGTTTCCTACAAAACCTTTAGACAGTTCTAACCCTGCTTTTTCGTAAATACGACCAAATCTTTTATCACAAATAAGAATAGAATTTGCAGGAGCTATATTCGATTCTACAACTACCATTCCGTCAATATTTTTACCATCTGAGGAAACAAAAGGAGGTAACATATAATTATTATTACCGTCTTTTTTTAACTTCATTTGGTTAATTACTGAGCGTCTAGCGATTATAGTATCAGGGTTGTATTTTGAACCTCCTGTAACTGTTATATCTTCAGCCATTTTAACAATTAAGTCGAAAATATTTGCATCTGTAATCCCCGAAGCAATAGGCGTATATGCAGGAGATAAAGTAAATACTCCAAATAGTGTGTTTGCTGCTCCTGTACCGTTGCATAATTGAGAATCGACTTGTAAAGATACGTTTGTGTCTAAAAATAAATTTAACTCACTTGCGAACATCTCTTCATCTTCGAAAAACTCTTCGGTAACAGGTAGAGTATCTCCTATTTTTTCAATAACTACAGAGCCTTTTTTAAATTTAGCTGTTGATTCTGGGAAAGCTGCGCCTTCGGCTACAGATGCCGCAGCCCTTGCGATTGTGTCTTCGTCCCAGTCATAATAACGAATCGTTCCATTATGATTTGAACCTGACACAGTTACTTTTGGAAAAACATCATAAATAGATAATTTTCTTGTAGCTAATTGCCCCACATCTGTTAAATCTACAGCTTGCTCATTATTTGCTACAGATGCTCTATTAGATATAGCTTTAATAACTAATTCTTTACTACTTACACCTTTGGCAATAGAAATAATATCATCTTTATTCTCTCTTAACTCTTGATCTAATGTCACTCTAGCCTGATTGTTGTTTGTTTTTTGAGCTTCTTTTAATTCAATAATTGCATCATTCAAAGCCTTAACTGCTTCTGCTGTTGCTCCTTTTTCTTTTAAGTCGTTTAATTCGTTTTTTAACGCATCAAAAACTTCCTTAGAAACTACAGACCCTTTAAAGTCTTCTATTTTAGTTTCAAATTGTTTAATTACTTCTTCCATTGTTTAAATTTTACTAATTATTTTTTTTAAATTCTCGATTTGTAGAGTGTCGATTGACGGCTCTTGTTTTGAAGTGTCATTCTTAACGGCTTCGATTGATATTGTTGGAGTTGCGTAATTAGACCCTTTAACGACAGCCGAACCCTCAACTATCTTAGCTTCGGTAACTGCCCAAAAATAACCCTGATTTTCAGCAACTTCTTTGTTTGCAATTTCGTTTATATATTTATCCCAAACATCTTTTTCTTCTTTATCGTATTTATTTTCTGAATTTATAGCAAGTTCTATTTTTACATAACGCATCCCGACAGAATGCTCTTTAACGTACCCTTTATAATATTGTTTGAACATAAAATCGTTGCGTTCTTTTTCAATTTCAACATCAAAAATTAAAGCTTCCGTATCTCCTTTAAAATCAAAACCTAAATCCTGCCAATTGTATTTTTTAACACTTGCTTTTACATTATCTGAAATAATCGAATTAAACTTCATTTGATGTTCTTGCAATAGTAAAATGTTTTTTTGCTCTTTTACAGATTTAGTCCAAATACCCTTTAAGTG